GACCCCCTCCCTCGGAGGGCGCGGACACCAAGTGGTACTGCCGCTGACCTTGGCTACGGGTCTGGGACATGTCGCCGGGGCCTGCCGCGGTCACCTCCGTACCCACCGGGTGGGTACGTCGCCCGACATGGGCAAGCACTCGATCCCGACAGGGGAGGTCAGTCATGGCAGGTCGTGGTCCCGCGCCGAAGCCGGCGTCTCGTCGTGCTCGTACCAATGCTGACCCGAAGCCCATGACGCTGCTCAAGTTCGAGCACGCCGATGCCCCTGAACTGCCTGACGACATCGACTGGCACCCGCGCACGCAGCAGTGGTGGCGGGATTGGGCGGACAGCCCCCAGGCTGGGACGTTCACGGTCATGGACTGGTCGTTCCTGCTCGACACGGCCCTGATGCACCACGCGATGTGGAGCAAGGGGCAGTGGACGCTCGCGGCTGAGGTTCGGCTACGGGTGGCCAAGTTTGGCGCTACCCCCGAGGACCGTGCCCGGCTGCGGATGGTGTTCGCGGACGCTGACGAGAAGGACGAGAAGCGTGCAGCCAAGGGCGCGTCGTCCCGTGACCGTCGCGGCCCTCTGCGCGCAGCGGGTGAGTAGTGCCGTGGCGGCCCTCTAGCCCTGGCGAGATCCCGACCCTCGGCTATGAGGTCATCGACTGGATCGCGGAGATGCTTGCCGCCCCCGACCGGGGTGACTACGAGCCCTTCGTGCTCTACCCGGAGCAGGAGGATTTCGTCCTCCGGTTCTATGAGCTGGACCCGCGGACCTGCAAGCGGCGCGTGGCGCGTGGGCTCATCGGCCGGCCGCGTGGCTGGGGCAAATCGCCTTTCCTGGCAGCTCTCGCGTGCGTCGAAGCGTTGGGCCCGGTGGTTCCTGACGGCTGGGACGCCAACGGTCAGCCGGTCGGCATCGCCTGGTCGGACGTTCGGACGCCGCTGGTGCATATCGCGGCGGTGTCGGAGCAGCAGACGGGCAACACGTGGGCTCCGTTGTTAGAGATGCTGCGTGAGGGTCCCGTCATCGACGAGTACCCCGGCCTCGAGCCGATGGACACGTTCGTAGCCCTTCCTCGCGGCCGGATTGAGCAGGTGACGAGTTCGGCCCGCACGATCAAGGGTGCGCGGGCTGTGTTCGCCGTCCTCGATCAGACCGAGGAGTGGGTGCCGTCGAACGGTGGCCCGAACTTGGCGCAGAAGATGCGCGTCAACGCGGCGAAGGTTGGCGGGACGACGGTCGAGTCACCTAACGCTTTCGTGCCGGGGCAGCAGTCGGTTGCTGAGGCGTCGGCGGCGTACGCGGCGGCGATCCGTGAGGGCCGCATGAAGGACCCGAGCCTGCTGTACGACCACCGCGAGGCCCCACCGGAGACGGACATGGCGGACCGGGAATCGCTCATTGCGGGCCTGCGGGTCTCCTACGGGGACTCGTCCGGGCATAAGGATGGGTGCGTGCTTCACACGCCGCCGTGCAAGCCGGGGCACGTCGACCTCGATCGGCTCGTGACCACGATCTACGACCCGGACCAGGACCCCCAAGAGTCGCAGTCGGACTTCCTCAACCAGATCACGGCGACGGCGGATGCCTTCCTGTCTCGGCCGGAATGGGCGGGGTGTGCTCGACCAGACAAGATTGTCCGACCGGGCGAGGCGATTGTCCTTGGCTTCGACGGCTCACGCGGTCGGGCGAAGGGAAAGCCTGACGCAACGGCGCTCATCGGGTGCCGAGTGTCGGACGGACACCTGTTCGAGCTGGGCGTCTGGGAGGCCGGCGACCAGCTCACGTGGGACAAGTGGTCACCTCCGATCGACGAGCTCGAGGCCCTGCTTGCTGAGACGTTCACCAAGTTCCGTGTCGTTGGCTTCTACGCGGACCCGGGGCGCGACTGGCGCTCGCACGTCAACGCCTGGGAGGCCAAGTGGGGTGCTCGCGTTGTCGTCAAGGGCAGCAGGGATCACCCGTTCGAGTGGTGGATGACCGGTGGTCGTGCCGTCCTGGTCGAAAAGGCGATCGAACAGTTCGAGGGTGCTGTCCGCAACGTCGACCTCTCGCATGACGGTTCGTCGGTGCTGATGCGCCACATGCTCAACGCCCGGAGGCGTTTGTCGCACGGGAAGTTGGCTTTGGCGAAGGAGTCGTCCTACTCGAGCAACAAGATCGACGCCGCCGTAGCGGCTGTCCTCGCGTGGCAGGCCCGCAACGACGCCGTGTCGAAGGGTGCCAGCCAGTCGACCACGGTTGCTTCCGTGATCCGTGTCCGCTGACCGAAGGGAGTTGAGCCCGTGCCGATCGACGTCATGGAGCCCGGCTCCCCTGGGTGGTGGATGAACCGGCTGTGGAAGCAGCTCGAAAAGGATCAGAAGCGGTTTCAGATCCTTGAGGACTACTACACGGGCCGACCGCCGCTGCCGTGGGGCTCGGAGGCGACACGGTCCCGGTTCTACCGGTTCCAGCAGACATCGCGGACGAACTTCGCGTCGCTGATCGTGCGGGCACCGTGTGAGCGGACTGGTATCCGGTCGGTCGCGACGGCGGTCGACAACGACGTGGACGGTGACGCGCAGGCGTGGCGTCTGATCACGGGCAACGACCTCGACATTTCGATGTCGGAGGTTGCGCGGATGTCGCGGAAGTTCGGGCGGGCTTACCTGTCGGTGTCGGCGCCGGACCCTGGCGAGGAGCTGGCCATCATCACGGCCGAGGACCCGCGTCAGGTCATCACGGAGGCTGACCCTGTCCGCCCTCGGCGAGTGCGGGCGGCGTTCAAGCTTTACCATGACTCCGAGGCCGAGATGGACGTCGCGGTCCTGTGGCTGCCCGGTGAGAAGTGGGTGGCGACGCGACCGCGGAAGGCTGCGACGGTCAGCGGCAGGCAGCGGTCTGGCCGGGTTCTGGGCATCGAGGATCTGCCGCGTGTGTCGTTCTCTCCTGCGGCGTTCGACATGATGCCGACGCAGATCGAGGACCCGTCGCAGGTGTTCCGGTCGGAGACGTACTCCGTCCAAGACATCCCCGTCGAGCCGGTGCTCAACAGCGAGGGTGTGGGAGAGTTCGAGCTCCACACGGACCTGCTGGACCGGATCAACCATATGATTCTGCAGCGGGTCGTCATCGCGACGCTGCAGGCGTTCCGTCAGCGTGCGGTCGAGCAGTCGTCGGACCCGTTGGTGCCGAAGCTGCCCGAGCGTGACGCCGCAGGCAACCTCATCGACTACAACGACGTGTTTGAGGCGGGCCCGGACGCGACATGGCTCCTGCCCCCGGGCGCGAAGATTTGGGAGTCCAGTCAGTCGGACTTGCAGGGCATCCTCGCCGCGGTGCGCGACGACGTGCTGCACCTGTCGGCCGTGACGGGGACGCCGATGTTCATGTTCACCCCGGACGCGGCCACGCAGACCGCAGAGGGGGCCAGCAAGCAGGACGACGCGCTGGTCTACAAGGTCACGGACTGGAACCGGTCGGCGGGTCGTTCCCTCGCCCGGATCATCGGCCTCGGCTTCAAGTTCATGGGCGACGACGTCCGTGCTGATGCTTCCCGCATTCAGGTCAACTGGCTCCCCGCGGAGCGTTACTCCCTCTCCGAGAGGGCTGCGGCTGCGGCTCAGGCTGGAACGTCGCTGACGTGGGAGCAGACGCAGGAGGAGGTCTGGCAGATGAGTCCTCAGCAGATCACGTTGGCGAAGGCGCAGCGTGCGGAGGATTCCGTGCTGGCCCTGCAGCAGGCCCGTCTCGCCGCTCAGGCCAGCACGCCGGCTGTGACGTCAGGCCCGGCGCCCGATGCCCCCGCTGCCTGACGTCTCGCCTGACGAGCGACTGACGGAGTCCCAGGCGGCGTCGCTGGTCCTGCTCGAGCGGGCGGTGTCAGCGAACGGCGACGGGCGCGCCGCGCTAACGGACAACCTCGTCGCTGCGGTGCGTGCGCTGGTGGAGGCGTTCACCGGCTGGTACGAAGAGGTGGCCGTGCGACGCCTTGCCAAGGACATCGCCGGCCAGGTGCGGCCGGTGCAGAGGGTCATGGCCGCCCAGGAGAGTGCCTACCTGTCACAGGTCACGTCGCTACTCAAGGGAAGCCGCGTGCCCCCCGGTTCCGTGCTCCCTGCGGCGCAGGTCGACGACCTGCGTGTGGGGATCTCACTCGACGACGCATACGCCCGGATCGCCAAGCAGTACCGCTACGAGCGGTCGATCGCGACTCCCGAGGCGGATGCGTTGTCGCACGTGGTCACTCGCGCAGATGTGATGGCGCAGACCGACGTGGCTCTCGCGGCTCGTTCGCAGGCGCAGCGCTTCTTCGAGGAGCACAAGATCACCGGGTACCGCCGTATCGTCCACCCGGAGCTGTCCAGGGGCGGCTCGTGCGGGCTGTGCATCTTGGCGAGTGACCGGGTCTACAAGCGGGCGAAACTGATGCCGATCCACGCACGCTGCCACTGCGGGGTCATGCCGATCATCGGCGGGTGGGACGCAGGCAACAGCCTCAATAACCTCGACCTGTCCACGCTCTACACCGACGCTGCGGGCGGCAGCGCGAAGAAGCCCGGTACGGACGCTCGCGACCTCAAGAGGACCCGCTACGCCATCACGGACACGGGCGAGCTGGGGCCGACGCTGGTTCCTCACGACTCGGGGCGAAAGCGGAAGCAGATCACCACTGCTGGCTCGCAGCGCTTCCCTGAGCCTGCCTGATTTTCCCGGTCTCACTGAGGCTGGGTCGCCCGTCATGGGCAACCAACCCCCGACATGGGAGTCACGATGCACCGACGTTCCAGCCTGCGCGCACCTCTGGGAATCCTCCGCGTGGAGGAGGGGGAAGGTGGCGGCGCGGAAGCGCCCAAGCCCACCCCACCCGCTGACTCTTCGAAGGTCAGCGGCGACGCGGGGTTCCCGGCGAACACCCCGCTCGAGCAGATGACCAGCGACCAGCGTGAGGCGTACTGGAAGCACCAGTCGCGCAAGCATGAGGAGCGCAGCCGTGCACTCGGCAACCTCACTGCCGAGGAGCTGGCCGACCTGCGGGACAAGGCCAGCAAGCACGCCGCCCTCGAGCGTGAGCTGATGTCCGAGCGCGACAAGGCCGTCCTCGAGGCGACCGAGTCCACGAAGGCTCAGATCCTCGCCAGCGTGACGCCCCGCCTCGTCGCAGCGGAGTTCAAGGCTGCCGCTGCCGGCCACATCGACTCGGAACGGCTGGCGCGGCTCATCGAGCCGCTCGACCTGTCCAAGTTCGTCAAGGACGGCGAGGTCGACACCGAGAAGGTGGCCGCGTTCGTCGCGGACATCCCCCCGTCAGCCCCCGTGCCACCCAAGGGCCCGACCTCGCAAGGTCAAGGCCAGCGAGGCAGCGCCACCGGCCCGTCCGTAGCGAGCGGGCGCGAGCTCTACCTGTCGCAGAAGAAGCGATAGGCCCACTCACTGACCGGCCCGACAGGGGCCCAGCACTTCCCCGGCCCGACATGGGCGACGGGCCGGCCCGCCTCCAAAGCAGGCAGGGACGACCAGCACTGCACCCCATCTACCTGACTCCCAGGAGGCGTCATGGATCTCTCCCCGTCCTTCAACACGATCGGACGCGACGACCCGTCGTGGCTCGGTTCGGCTCGAGGCACGTCGCAGGCGCAGAGCATCGCTCTCGCCGTGTCGGCGTTCACCGCGAGCACCCACTACCCCAACGGCTACTTCCCCAGCGGTCTGCCGCTCGGGAAGTACACGTCGGGCGCCAACAGCGGCAAGTACGGCCCCTACACGGCCGGCGCTGCGGACGGTTCGCAGAACCTCGCGGGGTTCCTGCTCACCGCCACCGCTGCTCCCCGCAACGCTGCCGCCACGGTCGTCAACGGCCCACTGCTCGACACCGGTCGCGTGATCCTGTCGAAGCTGCCCATCACGGTCGACGCCACCGCGCAGGCCACCAACCAGCGCTTCGTCTACGTCCCCTGAAAGGAGCGGCTGAACCATGCCACTGACGACCAACTACGTCTACCCCACCGAGGTCAGCGGATACGTCCGCCAGGCCCTGGCGGACTTCAACGTCAACCAGTTCACCCTCTCGCGCTGGCTCCCGGACGAGCCGGTCGACGACATCGACTACCGCGTGGCCGCGGGCAGCACCGGCCTGGCCGACGCTGCGACCTACCGTACGTTCGACGGGGAGTCCCCCATCGGTCGCCGGCAGTCGCTCACGTCGATCACCGGCTCGCTCGCCCCGCTGTCGCTCAAGACGCGGTGCTCGGAGTACGACCGCCTCAAGATGCGCAAGGTCTCTGACGACCGCATCCGTCAGGCGCTCTTCAACGACGCGAAGAAGCTCACCCGCGACGTCGCGGCCCGTGTCGAACAGGCCCGCGGTCAGACCCTCGCTACCGGCACCACCCCGATCCCCGAGCTGGGCCAGACCATCAACTGGGGTCGCAACCCGGCCCACACGGTCACCGCGGGGACGCTGTGGTCGTCGGGCACGTCGGATCCCCTGTCGGACCTGATGTCGTGGCGTGACACGTACCTCGCGACCAACGGTGTCGACCCGGGCTCCATCGTGATCTCGCGTCGGATCTGGAACAACATGCTGCGCAACCAGGCTGTCCGCAACCAGGTGTTCGGCGGTCAGGCGCAGTACGTCGGCGGGAACCAGTCGTCGATCGTCAACCAGACGTCGCTCAACTCGCTGCTGCTGTCGCAGGGCCTCCCCGAGGTCATCATGTACCAGTCGCAGATCAACGTGGCCGGCACGGCGACGAAGGTGCTCCCCGACAACGTGGTCCTGATGCTGCCGGCCCCTGTGGACGGCACCGACAACGGACCGATCGAGGACACCCAGCTCGGCGGGGTGTTCTGGGGGACCACGGCGGAGGCACTGGACCCCCGCTACGGCATGGAGGGTGACGAGCCCGGCATCGTCGCTGGCGAGTACAGCGAGGACGACCCGATCTCGGTCTGGACCAAGGTGTCCAGCATCAACCTGCCGTTCATGGCCAACCCGAACCTGTCGTTCGCGGCGACGGTCCTCTGATGGGCCGTCGTCTCGCCACGTTCGTCCACGCCCACCTGTACGACAGTGATGGTCTCGTCACCGAGACGCAGGTGTTCGGCCCCGACGACGAGGTCCCGGCGAAGTTCGCTAAGGGTCTTGGCGACCACGTGTGGGAGAATGGCGACGACGAGTCCGACTCGTCCGACCTCGACGGGGACGGCAAGGACGACGCCCACCCGGACCAGCCGGCCGGGAACGCCTCGCTCGAGGCGTGGCAGGAGTTCGCGGCGACGCAGGGCGTGGATGTCGAGGGCTTGTCCCGCAACGACATCCGCGACCAGTTCCGCGGCTGAGTAAACCGAATCACCTGAGAGGGGCTGACCATGTCGCAACCACTCGCCGTCCCCAGCGATGTTGAGGACATGTGGCGGCCCCTCTCGGGCTCGGAGATGAGTCGGGTAGCGAACCTCATCACGAAGGCGTCGTCGATGCTGAGGCAGCGGGCCCCGTGGCTCGATGCTCGGATGGCGCGCTTCAAGGTGGACCCGACCGACCTGGGTGGGCTCGACCCGGTCACGGTCGCCACAGTGGTCGCGACGATCGTCAAGCGGTTCCTCGTCAACCCCGACGGGGCCACGAACACGTCTGAGACCACGGGCCCCTACTCGTATTCACGGGGCTTCGCACTTCGCGGGGACAGGGACGTCCGTGGGGAACTCAGCGTCACGGACAGCGACGTCGCCGCACTCGCGCCTGCGCAGTTGTCCCCGTCGAGGATTGGGACCATCAAGTCGCACGCCCGGCTGGCTCCGTGGCCGTACGGCAGCGTGGGTTCGCCCACGATCGGCACGGGCAGCTCGATGGACCTGTGGCTGCTGGAAAACCAAGGCGGGGTGGGCGAGCTCCCGTACCTGCCTTCGCATGACTCGAGTTCCTAATGGCTGAAACCGTCACCCTCGCCCGCCTCACTGTCACGGGGCAGGACCGGTACGGCCGGGATGTCACCACGACGTCGCAGGAGCAGTCAGTCGGGTGGGTCCTGTGGCCCACCGGTCTCGGGTCGGAGCAGACGCAGGGCCAGGACATCACGACCGACAACGTCACGGCCCTCGCCCCGGTCGGTACTGACCTGTCCGCCATCGACGCGGTGGTGTGGCGGGGTCGGACGTATCAGGTGCAGGGCAACACGTGGGCGTGGTCCAACCCCTTCACCGGCACCGCCCCTGGGGTGCAGGTCGAGCTCAAGGCGGTCAGCGGATGAGCACTTTCCGACCTTCGTACGCCGGCATCGCGGAGATGTTGAACGCTCCGTGGATGGCGGCCGAGATGGGTCGCCGCGCCGAGGCGGGCAAGGCGTTCGCTGAGGGTGTCGCCCCGTACGACGTCGACTCCAAGGACGGCACCCACTACCGGGAGTCGTTCTCCACGTCGTCTGGTGTCGGCGGCGGCGCTAAGGCTGACCGTGCGTACGGTCGCCTAGAGAACGACGACGACGCTGCGTTCTTCCTTGAGGTCGGCACGAAGAACAACGCAGCACACCACATCCTGGGCCGCGCCCTCGACATCATGGCGGCCGAGTGATGGGCCTGACCTATGTCGACGAGGAGGCCCTGCTGTGTGGGGCGCTGCCTACCCTGCTGACCCCGGCCCCACGGGTGGGTACGGCAACTCCTGCCGACCCGCAGGGCACGTACGTGTGGGCGGCCAACGGTTTCGTGAAGGTCTCCCGGATCGGCGGGACCGGCCGGTACGGCATCGACTCCCCCCGCGTCTTCGCTGAGTGCTTTGCCACCACCTACGACGCATCGAAGGATCTAGCTGCCCGGGTGCGGGTCGCGTTCGAGCGTGACCTGCCGGGCTACCGGTCACCCGACGGCGTGGTCCTCGCGTGTGTAACGACGAGCGGCCCGACGTGGGCCCCATACGACGACACCAAGGTTGCGCGGTTCGTCGCTACCTACACCCTCACCACTCACGGGCACTGACCCGTCCCTCATCTAGTCCGTCCGCGTTGCGGTTCGGGCTGCCTGCCGCGCCCACAAACGGGGGCGCGAAAGAACCGCAACCCCTGAAAGGGGCGCTCTTCCATGGCGACCGATGTCCTCAAGATCCTCGCTGGCTTCACTGCTGGCGGCACCTCCGGCCTGTCCCTCGCGTTCTTCGCCCCGGTCGGCACCGCTGCTCCCGCGGGTGTCGCCGGCACTGCTGGCGTGCAGACCGTCACCGTCTCGGGTACCCCGACCGGTGGCACCTTCACCCTGACGTGGAACGGCAAGACCACGGCCCCGATCGCGTACAACGCGGCCGCTGCCGCCGTCCAGGCTGCCCTCAACGCCCTCGCTGGTGGCAGCAGCATCACCGCCACGGGTGGCCCGCTGCCCACGACTGCGGTGACGGTCGCGTTCCCCGCCGCCGTCGCCCAGACCACCCTCGTCGCGGGGTCTTCCCTGACCGGTGGCACCACCCCCGCCGTCGCCGTCGCGGTCACCACGCCCGGCACGCAGAGCACCACCAGCGCCAGCGCCGTCCCCAGCGCCTCCTACTTCGACGCGGGCCTGTGCGACGCCAAGGGCCTCGGCATCAAGACCAACATCAGCTCGACCAACGTCAAGGCGTTCGGCACCACGGCGACCGTCCGCACCCTTATCACGGACGCGACCAAGACGATCGACCTGACGTTCCTCGAGACCAACACCACCACGCTCGCGGTCTACAACAGCCTCCCCCTGGGGTCGGTCACCGCGTCGGCGAACGGTGCCGTCTCGGTCGCGTCGGGCACGACCGCCACCCAGTTCTACTCGGCAGTGTTCTACGCCGGCGACGGTGGCAACCGCATCCGCTACTACGCCCCGATCGTGCAGGTGACGAACCTCGGTGACATCAACGTCTCCGAGGGTCAGGTCATCGACCGCCCGATCACGCTGAACCTCCTGCCCGACGCCAGCGGCAACACGCTCTACGAGGACTACCTCCTCACCGCGTACGCCAGCTGACGCACCCCCTGGCCCGGCACCCCTCGTTCGCAGGCGCGAGGGGTGCCGGACCCGCCTGCAGCCTGCACGAAGGGAAGTACCGTCATGCCCAAGATCCCCGAAGGCGCCAAGATGCCCAGCGACCGTCTCGAGGCTGAGGCGAAGTCGCTCGACACCGACGCACCCACCGTCCACGAGTTCGCGGGTGAGCAGTTCTCCGTGCTGCCGTTCCTCGACTGGGACAAGAGCGCGATGACGGCGATCAACCGTCTCGACTTCAATGGGTGGGCTGCTGCGGCGCTCGTCCCTGAGGATGTCGATCGGTTCGTGCGCGCGAAGGCGACTGCCCGCGAGACCATGCACTTCATGAAGGCGGTCACCGAGGGGTCGGGCGCTGATATGGGGGAATTCTTCGCCTCGTAGGACTCATCGATGAGTTCTGCGAGGAGATCGAGGCGGACCTCCTCCACCACTACGGGACGGACCTGCGGGACGTGTTCCGTAAGGGTGGGGGTCCGTCACGGTTGACGTGGCGACGGCTGGGGGTGCTCGTCGAGGGCCTGCCTCAGGCGTCCCTCTTCCGCACCCGTCTGCGTGACGAGGTAGAGATCGAGGTGTCTGCGGACGCTGAGCCCAAGTACGGGCCGTGGTCGACCCTCAACTACCAGTTGGCTGATCTTGCGGATCTCGTGCGCGACCTCACGCAGGCCGTGTACGAGGCGCCGGCCGGTGAGGTCAGCAAGACCCGCCCAGACCCGGTCCCGCGTCCGCAGCCGAAGATCCGCAAGGTCACTGAGGCGTCGAGCGCTTTTGAGGCGATCGAAGCGCTCAACGAGATCCGCCGTCAGCACCGCGAGCAGCGAGGGGAGTGACCATGCCCAACGTCGGTTCCGTTTCCGTCGATGTCGTTCCCTCCGCTGCACGGTTCGCGGATCAGCTCCGGTCTCAGGTTGCGCCCCAGGCGGATCAGGTCGGGCAGCAGATCGGCCGACAGCTCGCGGACCAGATTGCCCGCAGCATCCGTGACGGTGTCGGCGATGGCCTGCGTGATGCCCCGGCGCAGTCGCGCAACTCGGGTCGCCAGTCGGGTGACGCCTTCGCGGGCGAGTTCGACCGCACCGTGCAGGGCAAGATCCGTGCCGCCCTGAACTCTCTGCCGGACGTCTCGATCGGGGTCGCCACCACCGAGGCTGAGCAGAAAATCCGGGACCTCCACCAGAGCTTGCGCGACCTGGGGGACCAGCGGATCGGCGTGGACATCTCCGAGGCTGAGGCCCGCGCCAAGATCGACGAGATCAAGGTCGAGCTCGAGCGACTGGGGAGCGAGTCCCCGTCCGTCCGCGTGAAGATGGACACGGCGGCTGCGGCTGCCCAGCTCGCTGCCCTGCAGGCGATCATCGACAAGGTCGACAGCGACGACGTCACCGTTGACGTCGATGTCAATGGCGCCGGCGAGGCCGAGGCGAGTCTGGCCGGGGTGGGTGCTGCCGCGTCGTCCGCGCAGGGCGGCATGGGTGGTCTCATCGCCGCAGGCATCGGCCTTGCCCCCGCGCTGATCCCGGTCGCTGCCGCGTGCGTCGCCGCCCTCGCCGCCGTGGGCACCGCTGCTGCTGGTGCCGCTGCGGGCGCTGGCGTGGCCTTCGCTGCCCTCAAGCCGGTCGTGGGTGCCGTGCAGGCCCTTGGGGCGCAGCAGACTGCCAACAACCCCGCTCAGGCGGCGCAGCAGGCTCGGGCGCAGGCTGACGCGATCGCCTCGGCCAACGCTCAGGTGCAGTCGTCTGAGGCTGCGCTGGCTAACGCTCGGGCGTCTGCGGCCAACCAGAACATCACCGCGGTCCAGGCCATCACCAACGCGCAGATCGGCCTCGCTGACGCACGCCGTCAGGCGACTGCCGGCGTCGCCTCCGCCGAGCAGGGGGTGACGACTGCCGAGCAGGCGCTTGCCACCGCGCAGGGGCAGGCGAGGAACGCGCAGCTCGCGCTCACCGACGCCCGCAAGGCGGCCAAGCAGCAGCTCGAGGACTACAAGACCCAGCTCGCGGACGGTGCGCTCGCGCAGCGTGCGGCTACGCTGGCCATCGCGCAGGCGAAGCAGACGCTCGACGCGACCAACAGCAACCCCGCGTCGACCGACCTCCAGCGGCAGCAGGCGCAGCTCGCGTACGACCAGGCCGTCCAGCAGCAGACCGACCTCGGGATCCAGCAGCAGCGTCTAAAGGACAACGCCGCGGCTGCGGCCAAGGCTGGCGTCGAGGGCTCCAAGCAGGTCATCACCGCTCAGGCCGGGGTCGTCTCGGCCAACCAGGGTGTCGCCAACAGCCAGGAGGCGCTCGGTCGGGCCCAGGCGGCGGTCACCGAGGCCCGGCGCAAGGGTGCCGAGCAGGTTGCCAAGGCGCAGCAGGCCCTTGCCAACGCCGTGCGTGCGGAGGATCAGCAGGAGCGGCAGTCGGCTGCGTCGATCGCAGCCGCCCAGGCCGGCGTCTCCAACGCGCTCCGCGCCCAGCAGAAGGCTCACGAGTCCAACGGTTCGGCTGGGCAGGCTGCGGCCAACAAGGTCCGTGAGGCGTTCGCTGGGCTGACCCCGGCCGGTGCCGAGTTCGCCCGGTTCATCTTCGGCCTGCGTGACTCGTTCGGTGGGCTGTCGAAGGCCGCGCAGAACGGTCTCCTGCCGGGGCTGCAGACGTTCATCGAGTCGCTGCTGCCGTCGCTGCCCAAGGTGGAGGGGTTCGTCGGCAAGGTCGCTACCGCGATGGGCAACCTGTTCGTGCAGGCGTCGAAGGCGCTGACGGGCCCGTTCTGGACCCAGTTCTTCAAGTTCCTCGACCGTGAGACCCCGAAGTGGCTGACGGTGTTCGCGCAGACGGTCGGCAACATCGCCACCGGTCTCGCCGGCCTCTTTCAGGCGCTCGCCCCGGTCGGTGACATTCTGAACGGGTCGATCCTGACCGGGACCAAGGCGTTTGCTGACTGGGCGACGCACCTGGGTCAGGACAAGGGCTTTCAGGAGTTCCTCGCCTACATCCGGGCGTCACTGCCGCAGGTGGGCCAGTTCCTCGGTGCCGTCGTTGGCGTCGGCAAGCTGCTCATCGTCGCGCTGGCGCCATTGGGCCCGATCATCCTCAACATCGTCACGCAGGTGCTCAAGTTCGTCGCGTCGCTGAACCCGGCGCAGTTCGCCATCATCGCTGGGGCGATCGGTGTCCTCGTGGCTGTGATGACGGGCAGCATCGTGGCGATCGTCGTTGCCGTGGTGGGCATCTCGGCCGCCCTCGTCAACCTCTATAAGACCAACAAGACGTTCCGGGACATCGTCAACGCGGTGTGGGGCGCCGTCCGGACCGCCATCGTCAGCGCGTGGGAGCAGGGCATCCGTCCGGCGTTCACTGCCCTGTGGTCGTTCCTGCGGGACCAGATCTTCCCCACGGTCCGCCAGCTCTGGAACGACGTGGTCAAGCCGGCGTTCACCCAGATCGGGCAGATCATCGCCACCACGTGGAACGTCATCATCCTGCCCGCGCTCAAGGGTCTGTGGGTCTTCATCTCGCAGGTGCTCGCGCCGATCATCCTGTTCCTCCTCAAGAACGTGGTGGCGCCGGCCTTCAAGGGCATGGGTGAGGTCATCACCACCGTCTGGCAGAAGGTGATCTCTCCCGCGCTGACCGGTCTCAAGAACGCGATCGGCGGGCTCGGCGGCATCTTCCGGACGGCTGTCGATCTCGTCGGGACCGTGTGGAGCAAGCTCCCGGACGGCATCAAGGGCCCCATCCGGACCGTGCTGCAGTTCGTCGAGGACTACCTAATCAAGCCGCTCAACAAGATGCTGGGCGCGGTCGGGGTGTCCCTGCGCATCCCGGACTTGCCGTTGGGCATCTCGGGTGCGTCACCCAACAACGCCTCGAGCGTCGTCAGCAAGTACGACCGTGGTGGGTGGACCGGCCCCGGTGGGAAGTTCCAGCCTGCGGGCATCGTCCACGCTGACGAGTTCGTGATCCGCAAGGAGTCGCAGAACGCGATCGCGCAGAAGCACCCTGGGCTGCTGGACTACATGAACGCCACCGGCCGGCTCCCGGGCCACGCCTCAGGTGGTCTGGTGGGCGCGCTGGGTAGTGCGGCCTCTGCTGTCGGTGGTGCGGTCAGCAACATCGCCGGCAAGGTCGTCGATGGTGCGTCTCTGGCGGCTCGGGTCCTCAGTGACCCGGCTGGTGCGGTGCGGGACTTCATCTCGAGCATGGTGTCGAAGCTGGCCTCTACGCCGTTCGCGCAGGTCGCGGGTGGTGCGCTGACGAAGGTCGGCGGCGGTGTCGTCGACCGGATCGCCGCGTTCCTCGGTGCGGGTGGTGGCGGCACGGTCGGTGCGGTGACGAACCTCGGCGCAGGCCGTGTGTCCGTCGCGGGTCGTATCCTCGACGCGACGACCGCGGGCATCTTCCAGAAGGCGTCCAGCATCCTCGGCGGGCTCAACCTGCTGCAGGGCTCGTACTCGACGTCAGTGGGCGCGTCAGGTGGCACGCACGCTGGTGCCGGCGCGATGGACGTGTGGCCCGTCAACGGTGACTGGAAGCGGGCGGTCGACGTCCTGCGCTCCCTCGGTGACGTCGCCTGGCACCGGACCCCGTCGCAGGGGCCGTGGGCTGAGCACATCCACGGCATCACCCCCGGCATCCCGGGGTTGGCGCCGTCCGCTCAGGGCCAGCTCGCGTCGTTCCGTGCGGGACGTAACGGCCTGGCCAGCAACGGCCCGGACAACCACGGCTACTCAGCGGGTGGTTTCGTCAAGCCGCTCCTGTTCGACTCGGGCGGCTACCTACCGACTGGGGTGTCGATGGTGCGCAACGACACGGGCAAGCCCGAGCCGTTGGTCCGGGCAGACACGATGGCCCCGGTCCAGCATCACTGGCACATCCAGCCGACCGACCCGTACGCGGTGGCCGCTGAGCAGGCGCGCATGGCCGCCTTTGCGGGGGTGTGACGTATGCCGATCATCGGTGGCGTGACCGTCAGCAACGTGCGGGCAGTCACGCTCAACGGGCTGGACTTCACCAGTGTTTCCCCGGACGGGTCGGAGTTCATCGTCACGGACGTGACGGGCTGGGACAGTGGCACCGCGTCCACTCTCGGCTTGACGCAGAAGGTGCGGGCTGCGGGTGCGTGGGCGTCGGCGAGTCCGCAGCTCACCCCCGCGGTCCTGTCGATCACGGGTTATGTCCTAGCCCCTGACCTGCCGACGTTGAAGCGGGCGGGGCACCGGCTCAAGGCGGCTGCGTCCCTCGACGCGAGCACGTTGAGCGTGGCCGACCCTGGCGGCGAGACCTTGACGATGACGGTCCGCCGTCAAGGCGAGGTGCTGGTCCGCTCGGGTGGGGAACGGTTCGACCAGTTCTCCATCGGTCTCGTCGCCGCGGACCCGCGCAAGTTCGGCACGGCAACAACCCTCCGCACAGCCCTCCCGTCCCAGTCGGGTGGTCTGACGTTCCCGGTGACGTTCCCCATCACGTGGTCGGCGGTGTCGGTGACAGGGCAGGTGTCGCTCGTCAATGACGGCAACATCGCTGGCCCGGTGCAGGTGGTCGCGTCGGGTCCGTTGAGCGACTTCACGGTCACCCACACGGGCTCGTCCGGTACCCGAGTGGTGTCGGTCGCACTGCCCCTACTGGCGGGTGAGTACGTCGTCGTCGACATGGAGGCGGAGACGGTCCTGGCGCAGGGTCAGGCCAGCCGCACGCAGTACGTGACGTCGCGTGGGTTCTCGGGGTTCGACCCGGGCCGGAACACGTGGGCGTTCACATCGAGCTCGTTCTCGTCCTCGGCGCAGTTCGCCGTCACCGCAACCCCTGCATGGGAGTGACATGACCAACTCAGTGTGGGCCGTCGATGGTCTGAGCGAGTCCGGGAAGGTGGGCCGGCAGACGTCGGTGGCGCCGTGGACGGTGCTGGGGTCGGCGTCGCGCCCGGTCGGTGGTCGTGGTGGGGTCCGGTTCGGGTCGGGTGTTGTCGCGACGGTCACGAGCACGACGTGGACGGTGAAGCCGCACGTGGGTGTGCTGGACGCGCAGACGGACGCCACGGCTGGGCCGTACGCCTACTCGGTGGACGCGAACGTCACGGGTTCGGTCACGGCGGCTGGTGGGTCGGCGCGGACGGACGTCCTGTGGGTGCGGGTGGACGACCCCGCGGTAGGTGACGGCTCTTCGGCGCCGGCGCTGGTCGTGGGGTACACCCCGAACACCTCGAGCGCTCCGTCCCGGTCGATGCTGCTGGGCACGATCTCGGTCCCGGCGACGGGTGGTGGCTCTCCCACGTTCACGGCGACCCACAACTGGTTGCCGTCCGCCATCCTCCCTGTCCGCACCCAGGCCGAGCGTGACGCGCTGCCCCTGATCGACGGAATGTACGTGGACCGTCTGGACCTCAACACGATCCAGCGGTGCGACGGCACCTCGTGGTCCAACGTGGTCGACTGCTTCACCGGGTCGGAGGTTGTCCGGTGGGGTCCTGCCGCGGGGTCGAACCCCCCGGCCGGGCAGCCGAAGCGGACGGTGGCGACGTCGGTGGCGTTGACGACGACGGCGGGCGGCGCGGTCGCTGTGCCGATCGCGGGCCTGTCGAACATCGTGTCGATGGTCGCGACCCCCGGGGATGTCGCGTCCGGGCTGGACCGGGTCACGCAGAACTTCGCCAACTCGTCCAACACGGGCTGGTGGGGGATCTGCAAGGACGTCAACGGCAACGCGATCTCCTCGGCCATCGTGCGGGTCAACGTCATCGCTGTGGGTTACTGACCCGTGGCCGCCCCGAGATGGGTTGGGTGCGCGGCTGACGGTCGGATCGTGGCCAGCCTCCCGGGGCTGGTCCCGACTGGCACGCTGCGGCGCACGATGGGCCGGTCGGAGTCGGCCACGTTCGCCATGACGGTCGACGTGGGCACGGACCCTGAGTGGGACCGCGCCACCCGTGAGGGCCTCGGCAGTGTGTATCAGCTCGTCGAGGACGACGACGGCGCCGAGCGGGTCACCTGGGGCGGGCTCGTCATGAAGCGGGACTTCGGTCTCGGCAACGCCGTCAACCTCGCGGTGTCCACTCACGAGATCTACCTCGACGGGCGCTACACCGGCACCTACAAGGCGACCGGGCGAGACCAGAACCTCATCATGGCCGACCTCGTCAACATCGCGGCCGGCGCCAACTCGTCCGCGCCGACACTGCCGGGCCTGCCGTTCCAGACGGTCATCGTCGGTGGCCCTGGTGCGGTGCGGGACCGGGCGTACGCCGACACCGACGACAAGACGGTGTTCGCGGCGCTGGACGAGCTCGCCCACGTCGATGGTGGCCCGCAGTGGCGGCTCACGTGGCAACGACTGCACGGCCCCGAGCGGATCGTGCCCGTGGTCGAGATCGGGACCCGCCTCGGTGTGGCACGTCAGCCGGGGATGGCCGCCCCTGTGGCGTGGTCGCCCCGGCAGATCACGTCGGCGTCGCTGTCCCGGGCGTGGGGTGGCGCGTCGGGTGGCAACCTCGTCACGGCCACCTCGACGGGTTCGGGGACGGGTGCCCGCCCGCAGTCGGTCCCGAAGGCTGGCCCGGTCGACGGGCGGCCGGTGTGGGAGTACCGGTACGCCCCGTCCACGTCGATCACGACGCAGGCGGTCCTCGACAGTCACGCGGCGGCGACGCTCGCGCAGATCCGCAGCGGGTCGCAGGCGGTCGCGTTCACCGTGTCACGGGCGACGGGGCCACGGCTCCTCGTCGACTACGACCTCGGCGACGACGCGGACGTCATTTTCGACGGCCCCCTGTTCCCGACGCCGCTCGCTGTCAGCGGGCAGATCGTCTCCTACGACTGCGACGCCGACACGGTGACGCCGATCCTGTCCACCTCTGGGAGTCTGTGATGGCCGCTGCTGACGCTGTGCCGATGAACCGCCCCGGAGATGCGTCCCGGCGCATGGCCGCGATCGAGGCGGCGCTGCGGGAGCTGCGGGCCGCGCTGCCGGTGACGGCACCCGCTGGGGTGTCGTCGTCGTCGCCGCTGTCGAACGTGGCCCTGTCGACGGCAGGGCAGACCACACCGCCCGTGTCGACGACCGTCACCGTCCCCGCAGGCGCAACGTCGATGACCGGTTTTGCGGGGTGCTCCGTATCGGCGATGAACGGCACCACCCGCGGAGGCACCCTCAGCGTCGCGGTCCGTCTCCGCACCGACACGTCGTCGTCCACGTCCTCGACCCAGTCGACGCCCGTCACGGCTGGCGCGAAGGGGCAGGTGACGTCGGTCCGGGCGGACACCCTCACCGGCCTCACTCCCGGTCAGGTCATCACGTGGGACGCACTCGTGTGGACCGACGCCGGCACATGGCCCGCTGACCCCTCCACGGTGGCGGACCTTGAGGTCGCCGTCACCTGGGCTGTCTGACCTACCCCACCACCTAGGAGCACCGATGCGTTACACCTTCGGCGGTCAGGCCACGGACCTTGTCGTCCAGCAGCCTTCGTCCAACTTCGGATTCGTCAAGACGCTGCCGAACCAGACTGCGGGCACGGCATGGTCGGCTCAGGTCGGCGGGTCACAGCTGACGGACCTCGTCATCAACGGCACCCCCGCGACGTCGCTCACGAGTGACGCGGACGGGTACGTCGCCCGCTTCCAGGGCCCCGACGGTGTCGTCGAGGTGTGGGCCGACTTCGGTTCGGGTCGCCGGTTCCTCCTCAAGGGCCTCGAGGTCGGGTACGCCTCCACGCTGACCGGCATCATCGGGTCGCAGGTGACTGACGCGGTTGCGGCGGCGATGGCGGGCGCGCAGTACGGCACCCCGATCATCAGCTACACCGGGTCGGCGTGGCCGGCGAGGACGTCGGTGCCGGGCGGGTCGGACCGCACGAAGCCGGTGCAGTGGAAGGGTCCGCTGCCGGGTCCTGCGATTTCGTCGGCCGCGTCGGACGCGGCGAGCATCGACCTGCTCATCGTGACCGGCTGACATGGCCGCGCTGTACACGGTGCAGTCGGGCGTGTGGGCGCCGCTGCACTCCTCCACGTACGTGCCCGCCGACCCACCCCCGGTCGACCCAGGTGGCGGCACCCCACCCCCACCGCCCCCCCCGCCTCCTCC